TACAGACTGGTTTAGCCGCTCGCCTGACACCTGACCAAACACCGTCGACGTGTCATCCTCGACCTGTGCCTGCGTCAGCTCAACTGCTGTTGGGATGTTGTCAATCTGCGTCTGGATCGCGCTGGTGACGCCGCTCAAATAATTGATTTCGGCAGTGGTGGCGGTCACGCCGTCCAGAAGGTTCAACTCCGCAGCCGTCGACGTGATGTCGGCCAGCGTGACCGTCACGCCGTCCAGCAAATTCAATTCAGCCGTCGTTGACGTGATGCCGTCCAGTACCGCCAACTCCGCGCTGTCCAAAGAACCCAGAAACGTGCCAAGCGCGTCCCAGTTGGCATTTAGCGTCGTGCCCCAAGTGTCCTCGGACCCGCCGACTGTCGGCTTGGTGTAAGTAAATGTGGTCATGCCGCGTCGCTCCAATTTTTATCTGTTTTGACCTTAACTGCCCAATCCCCGCCAGCAGCAGGTGCGTCCGTCCACACGTCAACTGGCCTTGTCGCATCTTCCCACTTATAGCGTGCAAAAGCAATAACAGCAGCATGTGCCGTCACGATCGCGCTTACGTTAACTGCGGAATTACCGCGCACACGCCCAGTCAACGCAAGGGCAGAATACGCACGACCAGACTTAGTCGCCAGCGCTGACGCCGTTATACTTGTTGCCAATGACGCAGACGCAGACGCAGCAGTAAACGAAACAGCTGACGCACTTGTCGCCAAAGCCGCCGACGTAGCCGCAGACGCGTCAAAAACATATGCGCTAGAACTACTTGTCGCCAAAGCGGCCGACGTTGATGCCGATGCAAGAATAGACGATAAAACATTTGCGGTTGCGGTTGCGGTTAACGCGGAGGCGGATACTGCCGCTCCTTGAACAGCTCTTTTAACAGACGCATTAAAATCGCACGCAGCCGACGTTGATGCCGATGCAAGAATTGCCGCACCGGCGGATACAGCCCCATCATCACCTAACGGAGCAGAGGCGAGAGGGGAAAATCCTAGCATGGGTTACTCCGGTTTTGTGGGCCAGATGACCGCGTAGGGGAAGCCCGCCTGGGCAGTCACGTCGCGCAGCGCCTGACGATACGCGGCCCACTCAGGTGTCATGGTGACATCACTCAGGGCCATCCAGTCGGTCTGGGACAGCAGGCTGTCGCGCTGTGACCTGATGTTGCGCCCCGCGTCCTCGGCGGACAGGTTGCTGACCTCCCACCCTTGGGTCCACGCGCCATTGACCTCGGTAATCGCAGTCGGCTTTAGCGTCTGAGTCATGTAGTCAATCGCAGGCTGATCCAGCACGGTGTAGGGGTAGACGCCCCATTCCGCCAACAGGACATCACTTGGCACTTTCGGGAAGGACGTATTCGGATTGTCACGGCGTAGTTGCCCGATTGAGTATGTCTCAATCTGGCCGTTTGTGATCTTCAGGTGTAACATTTATATTGTCCCTTACGGTTCCCAAGAGGCAATGGCTTTATTCCCGCCCTCGCTTATTCCTGAGAAGTTAAATGTCGTAGGCACTGCCGTTTCTGTCGGAAGTGCAATCCAAGTGTAACCAAATCTTGACGAACCCCCAGAAATAATGGGTCCGTATGTTGTTACGGCTCCAGCGGCGTCCATTGTTACACCATCCATAGTACTGTCTGATCTGAGGCTCACTGCCCCAATAGTAATTCCACCTGCATAAACAGATATGTCTGTAGCCGAAAACGAAGTATCATTATCAACTGTCGCGCTTGGTGTCGGTGTATCTGTGTAAATAGCGTACCAGTGAAAACCGAAAGAATTTCCGCCCGCGTCAGATGCAACAATGTCACCAGATGTACCAGAAACTGAAACCGCCCAAACATGTCCAAAATTACTAAAAGTTCCCACACCAGCGACCCTAGTAGCGGATACGCCACTAACAGTCACGGATTGCGGGTCATTACCAAAAGAACCTGCTATGGCTACAACAATCAACCTGTTCGCTGTGTCTTGGCCTAAATCCGCAGAAGTTACTGTTATGGCATTACCAGATGAGGCATTGTCCCCACAATAACCAAGGTATGTAGATGCAGCCACGCCAGCAGCACCGCCAGCACCGATAATCTTAGACCACAGCATTACGAACCACCCCCTACAAGTGCGCCATAGAGCGTTGTGGATACCTTCCACAGTGCAATGACTGTAGGGACATCAGTAGCCAGTGTAGGGACTGCACCAGCGTTGTTTACCCATGTCGTTGTGGGCCATGTGATCGTGTAGGCAGTCCCATCGTCAATAATGAGCGTGATAGCTTCCCCAGCGGCAATGTTGTCAGTCAGCGACGTGATGGAGCCTGTCAGAGTAACCGTTTGGATAGAGCCATTGGCAGGTTCTAATTCCGTAGTCACAGCGCCAGTAGTTGCAGTCCAAGCGTAGACTTCTTCGACAACGGTGCCTTCAAGGATTGGCGCTACCAAGGTCTTGTTGGTAAGTGTAAACACACCATCGGCAGTAACCTCACCGGGTTCGCCTTGTGGGCCTTGGGGGCCTGTCTCGCCTTGGATACCTTGAATACCCTGTGGACCTTGAATACCACCGTAGCCCAAAGACGCCCAAGCGGTCGTACCGTCTCCAACCTTAAATTGGTCAGTGTCAGTCTCAAGGCCGAACTCCCCCGATGCAAGAGTAGGATTGGCGCTAGTCCAGTTGGCAGCCGTGTCACGGCGAAGTTGGATTTGGTCAGCCATTATGCTGTTCCCCCGTCAATAGATTGTGCCGCGATGTAGACCGTACTTGCAGAACCACCGTCGATGCTTTGGGTGAAGTCGTCAGCTACAGCAGAAACGAACACCACCGCACTGCCAGTAAGGTTTAGCAGAGACCCCGTAGAACTTTCACCCAACACCCGCGTCAAGGTTCCAGCGGAGTAAGTGCCTGTGCCGATCTCCCATGCCGTACCGTCCTCGATGACGTAGCGCACCACGTCAGTGTCAACCACACCAGCATCAGCAAAGGATTGATAGCCACTCTCGGCAGTGCCAAGGGTAATTGTACCAGTGCCAGTCGTGGCCGTGGTCATCTTGGCTCTGTTGACGAGAGTTACCATTCAAAGAACCTTAATCAAGCGTTACGTCAACGTCACCAGCGGGGAACCGCAGGATGTCGCCCGTATCAATGGCCTTGGAAACCGTCAACGCAGCGTAAGCAATTTGAGCGCCGCCAGATGCAGCGTCAAAAATTGCAACATGGCTGATAGTCCCCCAAGATCCCGTCGCCGCGTCAAACTCAACCGCGCCGCCGTTTGTGGCCGTATCGACAGACACAGTAAACGTCACAGCCTTGCGGGCGTATCCGTTGCCGCTGATCTCTGTGCCGCCAGTCTCGCCGGGGTTGGATGTGAATAAACCAAGGTACCACGACGTCGGACGGGTGACTGCGTCTGCATTAAACGCCCATTTTAAGACATTGGTTTCGTATGTGTTTGAAAAGCTCATCAGTAGCTCCTTATCTTCAAACGAAGGCCGGAACCTCCAAATTTAGCTTTATCAGTTTCAAGAACTAAACCGGCGATGGCTTCTTCATAAAGCCCCTTCCAAATGCCGATGCGCTCGTCATCCTTCAAGTATGGTGCAGTTCGAAGCAAAGCGCCGTACAAGTAAACATCTGGGCTGTGCGTCAAGAGCCAGTTATCCGCGCTAGCGTCGCCCAAAGCATCAATGCGGCCATAATAAGCCATCTCAAGCGTGAGCGTGCCGGCTGGGCTTGGGTAAACCTCAATCTCGCCAGACGTAATCGCATAATATTGCGGCGTGCCGGAACTATTGTTGCTGCCGCCGCGCAGTGATAACATTTCAGCCTGACCGACTGGCTCAAGCTCCGCAAATTTGCTGCTCGTGATGCTTAACCGAATAGGCGAAATAAAGTCGGCGGGCAGCGCAGAATACTGGCTATCAAGCTCAGTGTCCGCTCGCTTCTCCATGCGCCAGTGACGCACGCGCCGATTGATGTCAGCCTCTGCCAAACTGATGAACGTCGGGATCACCGCCGTCAGGTCGTCGCGCAGCAGCCAGTCGGCAATCGCGGCCTTCAACTCGGTGTAGGTCGAGATGCTCATTTCTTGCCCTTCATGCACCGGCCAGCCGCAGCGCAGCGACGTGGTGTCGGGCATCCCACGCATGGCTTGAATTTAGGTGGCTTCATTTCTTCTTGCCCTTCTTGGCTTTTCTCAGAGCGATGGCGACGGCCTGCGTCTTTGGCTTACCGGCCTGCATCTCGCGCCGAATATTAGCAGAGATGGCCTTTTTTGACGAACCCTTTTTGAGTGGCATGAGTGCTACCTCCCTTGTGGCGGTATAATGGAGAGCAAACCCAGATTCTTTCGCTGCAGAGGCGTTAAGTTTCTCAGCGTTTCGGCAGCACCTCGTAGGCGATGGGGCTGGTATGCTCCACCACCAGATCGTGCTGGCCCAGTATCTCCGCGTCCGATATCTGGCTTTCCGGCTTTTCCTTCAACAGCCGAAAGTACGCCTGACTCAGGAGTTTGTTCTGCCGTTGGGATAAAGCCGAGGTCTTCTTTGGGCCCAAAACCCTCGAAATCCGGTTCAAAAACTTTTGTTCCTGCGTTTGCTCTGTCTGCATCTGTCCCGCTCCACTTCATTAAAACCACGTCGGGGAAGCCCTTGCTTTCATCCCAACCTTCTGACCGCCATTGACGGATGAGATCGTCAAAGGCGTCCTGCCCGCGATCCTGAATATAAAACTTTTTACTAAAGGGTATGCGAGTCACCTCGTCAAACCCATAGTTTTTGTAGGTTGACGGCAGGAAACCCTGCGGGAACCTTTCGCTCGGAACGGCAAAGGCGTCGAGAACTGTCACACCTTCCTCAATGGCTTTACCCAAGATTGCCGGAGACGCGACGCCCTTTGCTCCCATTTCGTTACTTACGACGGCAGACAACCCGACCTCATCTTGAGATAGGCCCGGAACGGGATCACCGTTGTTCATCCAAGAATAGTCTGGGGATTTCTTTAATCCAAAAAAGACATCCGCGTCGCCCAACTGAAATACTTCAAAGTCCCCAGCCTTCGCGCCCCGAGTGACGTCCGCCGCCGTATAGGGCTCGAGCGATGGCAAAGAGGGGTTACGCAATAGAGCCCGCTCAAAATTAACGGGCGAGATGCCCCCCCTCGTCTTCGGGGTGGCGGAACTGCGCCACTGGTTGGCGACAGCGTCCTGAATCAGTTTTGCCTGCTGAGGCTGCTCGAAGCCGTAATTCTGCATTGCTTCATTTAGGTTTCTAGCGCCTTCCGGCGTAATAGTTTGGACGGGCAGCGCCCTGCCAAAGGAGTATGACATGCGCGCCTCATCGAGTCCGCCGGACTTGTTAACCATTGTTGGTCTTGCGCTATACTCCGCCTCAAAATCTGGATAAACCAGCCCGCGCGCCGCCGGGTTCTCAAACCTACCCACAACGCGACCGCCAAGCCCGGTGTCATACGACATGTGCTCTGGCAGACCCTCCTCTGCCAAGTTCAAGAGCCCCCGCTGTTTGTCCAGCTCAAGGAGCAACAGAGTATCTCCGAGGTTACTACCGGCAAACTCTGGTTGAATAGTTGCGTCCAGCACCTTCTGCATGCTGGGTCCGCCGATAGCCTGAGAGGCTGGGGACGTCATCAGCTTAGAAATCGCTTCACGCTGTGGGAATGTCGCATTTCGCATAAATTCGTTAAAGTCTGGGCTCTCGAACCCAACAAAATTACTTAAACGCTGCAGCTCTGGGTCAGTGGTGGTGCGCCCGAAGCCCCTTACAAGATCACTGAGCTGCGCAACACTCTGCTCTGGAAGTCTGCCGGACTTAATATATGCCTCTAGAGTCCCCATGTACGCGTCAGCGACGGATGCGTTGGATTGGTGTGCCTTTGGTGACATGGCCGTCACGGTCACAAAGTCACTGTCTTTACCTAGCTTCGCGGATCCCTTTGAGGCGCTATCTACAAGCCACGCAATATCAGCGTCTGAATAAGCCTGTTGCGTAGGAAAAAGCGGCCCACCAAGGAGTGGGGTTTCGCGGGTAGTTCCAGCGGCATCAATACCCTTGTAAAACTCGCCTGCCCGCGTCAGGTCAGCAGGGGTTGGGCTAAGTTTAGCCCCGATCAAATCGCGCGGGTCCAGTACAGGAACGTCCGCATATGGCGTGACCGGCCCAGCCGTTGCTCCTCCGCTTGGCTTCGCGCCGCCCGCAGACAGGACGTTAGCGACGCGCCCAGACAGCGCGCCCGGTGCCATAGGTGCTGCGGCGTACCCCAGAACGTCCTGCGGGCGCTGCCTCGCGCCGCCCTCAAACATCAAATTCCGAAGGTCGCCACCAACGCCCTGCACCACAGCGGCCAGCAGGCCAATCGGGTCGGTGCGCGCCTGAGCGCCCAAGGCCTCGCCCGGCGTGACGCGGTCGTCCTCAAACCCGATGATGTTGTCGAGCAGATTGTAAACCTGCGACCGGTTCGCCAGCGCCGCCTTCCGGTCGGGGTGGTCAAAGCGGGGCCGCTTGATGAAGTCTAAAACTCCGACCATTTAACGCTGCTCCAACTCGGCTTGCTTTTTAGCACGTTCCATCTCGGCTTGCTTTTCTAGATCGTCCTCGTCCAAGGCCCACTCGCCAAATGGGCGATGGCCTAGACCATTTTTGCTCATTGCCATGCCTGCGCCCTCATATAATTCTCCAAATCTTGAATTTGGCTAGTGCTTGGCATGCCACTTGGATCCCACGCCCATGGCGAAAGCAGGCCCGTCTTTTGATCTGCAAAAACCGTGTCAGCACCAATAGCGGTGCGGTTTGCAGCGCCGTAGGGGCCGGAATTTAGCCAGCTATTCTGCCCTCGGGTCTCGCTTGTCATCGCCCCCCTCGCCTCCGGGGAATACATGCGCTGGTGCTCCAAGAATGCCCGCTCCTCGCCTTGACGCCTAAAAAACGGGTTGCCCGGACCGAAGTGGCCAAACGTGTCGTGGACCGCTCGAAACGCGTCATTGGCGGTGGCATTCTCCAAGTCGCCAATGCGTCCGACCCTTGTCAAAAGCGGGTTATCTGCCACGTCGGCACCTAAAGTGCCGAACCCCTGATCTGTCGGAAACACCCACAGCCGACCGTTTTCAACCAGATCCTGATAGCCCATTGCCGGAGACGCGGCATAGGGATCCGCCATTCCCTCTGGGATGAACTTGAAGTCAATCCCGCTGCCGCGAAGGGCGTTGTATTGGTCCAGCGTCTCCCCAATCATCGCGTCATAAGCACGCCTTACGTCAGGGTTTTTGGGGTCATGCCGCATCTGATCATATGCGGCAGCGATATAGCGCGCGCGCTCATCGCTGAATTGGGGGTACTCAGTCATCGGGGTGGTGTCCATCCCCCTCCGCCGCATGTAATCTGTCGCGGCGTCTTCAATGGCGCTGATCGGGCGCGCCTCGAACCTAGACCCCAAAATGTTTACATCAGACGGCCTACCTGCGGGCCCGACATACCCAGACGGGGCCGCCAGCCGCTGGCCTACCCTGTA